ATCTATATTACTATCTGCTATGCTGTCGGACACATCTTCGTTAGGTTTCTTTTTCTTTTTATCTTTGATAACGCCATTATCGTCTGTTTCTATATCTTCAACATCTTCGTTTATTTTGTCTTTTGATAAATCTCTTTCAATGTATATATATTGTGACTCCATAAAAATATGCTTAGCTTCTACTGTTTTTGTACGTTGATTTCCTGAAGCTGCTTCGTCTGATGTGATAATTGTGTAATATTGATCTTCCCAAATTAAAAGCATATCAGGTAATATCTTGTCGTATAAAAAGGCATTTCTTTTTGTTTTAGGAATTTCAAAAGTTATCCCTCTGTTATCGTTTAAACTGTATTCAATAGATAGCGACTCTAGGTTATAGTCGACTATTAACTCTTGAAATGTGAAATTTCTATTTGATAACACTAAATCTTTCAATTAACTAACCTCCTACTTGAATGTGAAGTTAAATATCCATTCACTCTTTGTATATCCTAAGTCGCGTCCATATATTTCTATATCATTATATCCGGGCGCTAACGTAATCCATTCAAAATTAGTTAAGTGTCCTACATGCTCACTATAGTTTTTTATAGGATAAACGTCTCGCAATTCAAACGTTTCATTTCTCTTCAATGGCTCATAATATTCAAATTTATCGCCCGTTGTCTTGTTATGTAATGTAAAACCTTTAGGGGCGTCTAAGTTCAATTTAATAGTTAAACTTTGGTTAAACGGGTTTATGTAGTCGCTTGATCCATTATATATTTCATAACCCCAATCATAATGTACATATTTTAGTTTATCTGCTGCTTTTAAACCTTCTTGGAATTGCCAATCATCATTGATGAAATTCATCTTGTTAGTTGCTTCATAACTTTCGCTATAACCTTTATAAC